TTCAGGAACATGGGCATTATCTTGTTTTATTTACCCATGTTTATGCAACATGGCCCCCGTTACTATAACCGCCGTTACAGGTTTATAATTTAGCCTGTAAGCAGTAAATATTGCCGCATCTGGTTCACAAAGTAAACCCACGATTTTACTCAACACAACATATAATATGCAGGAATGGTGATTTAGGTGTATTATATGATATGTTAAAGTGGTCGAATCTGACCACTTTACGGGTATCCACCTATTGAGTAAAATTGCTCTATGTAATGAGCAAAATTTACCCAAAAGTGTTCATCGTGATGAGCAAATTCCGGGTATAATTGCTATTGCATGAATACGGGAGTGACAATGCAGCAACACCTTACGTGGACTGGAAATACGTAGGTGTCGAGAGGGTGTACAATGGAACACGCATCGTCACATGCGGAGCAGTCAAATGATGAATTGCGATAACCCCGATACCCTATTACGTCACCCCTATACCCCCATAATTCCGTAAGTGCAAGGTCATAGGCAGCCATTGATGCGAATCCAAGAATCGTGAATATGTTGGATTTTATTTTGTATGTATATCCCGTGCCTACATTAACATAACGCTTGAAAGCCCCAATGTCCTGCTTGTGGGATGCGAGAAACCCAGTAGGGTTACTCATATATGCGGTAATGGCGGAATATGGCATGTCAAGTGCAACGAAATATTCTATCTCCTTTGTAAATATCTTACGCATTTTCTCAACGCTATCGCCATACGCCTCTTCGGAGAAGAACCTTGACCTTAGCATCATTTCTTCCATTGGAATGGGGTCATCCTCTGTCTCTGTCGCAAGCCTCACACTTTCCCTTATTCGCAATGAGAGTGCTGCAATGATAAGAGCGACAAACTCATCAATGTAGTCACTTATCCTGTCATCTTTCCTGTCCCTGAAATGCGCCCCTATCTTACGTATGAGCGCATTCAGGTCTTCGGACAACAGGTTCTGATGTAAGGACAGGGCTTCAATAACTTTATTTGTAACAACCCTGTAATATTCTTTATCGTGCTGCGTCATATCCGTTGATAATCTTTGTTATGACGCATACACAATCGGGGTCGTATATTACCTCATATCTTTTGATTTCCTCCCTCCACTTGGCAACGGCATAAGTTCTATCGCCATTCGCCTTTTCAACAAGAACAGGCATAAACTCAGATACCTTTTTGTCCGTAGGGCACTTCCGCCCAATTTTGGAAAGCCCCAAATACTCCAATACTTTTTCTTTCGTGTCCATATTATTTGTTTTTATTTTCGGCAACTATTTTTTGTGCCATATTACTTTCATTTAACTCATCTTCCTTTTTCAACGATAGCTCTTTTTCTACACCACTCTTTATGTCAGCAGCCATATTCTCGGAGCCAATTATCTCCCGCCTGTTTTGATTCAGAATTCTCATGAACTCATCTTTTTCCCCATAGGGTACGTTTGCTGCTGCTGATTCCACAGATATAGTTCCAGCAAGAACGCCCTGACACAAAATGTTCATTAACTCTGCTACATTTTGGTGTATATAGGGGGTGATTTGTCCTTTGACGTTTATTGAATTAAACCCAGACACATGACCAACCTCTTTGGAGTAGCCCTCCTTAAATATGTCCACCATGTCGTCAATAAACAAGTCCCACTCACGGGCATCAGACATAGCCAACTCAAGTGCCGGAGAGTATATTAACTTAATGGCAACTCCGGGCAAGTCACCGCTCTTTACCTCTGGTGGTGTTACGGTGAATGAGCCAAGAAAGATATTCCTCAACTGGGTTTCAAGTTGTAGTTTGAAGGATTCACTTGCATCTGCCTTCGTTAGTAGACTTGCCTCGTCATGCTCCCCAGTGGCATGTATTGCGAATGGGCGGCCATTTGCCGTGCCCTGAATTTCAGCATCCTCACTTCGTATGAAGAGAATAGGAAAGGCAAAAGCCTTGTTATTTTCCATCAACTGCGATACGGACATTTCGTATGCGTCTATATTGCTTTGAGACATAGACCAACATGCCCCAATCATTGACCTTTTGTACGCTACTGGACAACGACTAAATCCATGCTCCATTGAGCTTTCAAGTTCATATCCGTCAAGTCCGATGTCTTTGAAATGGGACTTCGAAAACCATTTGTTTTTTGACCCCCTTTGCACGAGGCGATAAACCCTCCTGTCATCCCATATTTCAACGCAATTCGTAGGCTCCTTCTGGTCATTAACCATCACATACTTTCTTGCAAATATGCGACCCCTAACAGGGTCATCGTGGCAATATAGCGTATCTCCGTCAAGATAGGAGAGTGTTCTCCACCGAAGAGTCCTCTTTTTATTACCATCAACCTCATAATAAAACACACAAGCCGCATCTCCAGTTATCTTTTCGCTTTTTGCACAGTTGTACCATGCTATTTCCATGTTCTTGTCAATCCAACCCTGCTTAAATTCCATAAGCATCTTCTTTTGCACCTCGCTGGGGGATATGTTAGAATCACGGAAGCTTATCGGATTCCCGCATAGATGTATTAATTGTTTTATGGTTATGATATACTGAAACGGAAATGCGCATCTTGAGACCTTCTCAAAAGCCCACTGCTCCTTGCCATCTATCGTAACCCTCGTCAATTTGTCTGGATAATATCCAGTATCATTGATTTTATGCCCAGAAGGATAAAACTCTCTCAGAAACTCACTCTGGGGTATGAGTTCGCTAAATGGTCTTTCATAAATATCCATAGCCACCTCCTGCCCGTCTTGCACAACGGGGTAGGAGGAAACGGAGCCAGATGAGCCGCTAAAATCAGCCGAATAGTTATTGAAAGGCACGATTCTCTTAAACGGCATGCGGAGGAGTACATTTCCCTTAAAATTTCCTAATTCCATAATAGTAATAATTAAAACCTTAAAAATTCATTAAATATTGAAGTCCCTTAACCCCCTTCTTTGCAGGTTTTAATACTTCAAAAACTTGGAACATCATAAACATATCTGTAACGTCAGGAGACTTGCCACCAAGAATCTTTTTCATTTCGGTCTTGGGGATTAATTGGAACTTATTGACGTTCATTTTTCTCCTTATTGCTGAGCGCTCTTCCAGTAGGTAATCAGACAGTTTTTTACCGAAATACTTACGATTGATAAGAGATTCCGATATACTGAATTTCCCCTCTTTTAGACCCATTGCAAATTTTTCGGCACACTCAGCCTTTAAGTTTTGCCACACGTTGCTGTCTGTTGATGATGAATTACCATTAAAGGCAAACGCACCACCCTTCCCCTCCTTTAGCGGCTCTTTCAGGTATTGACCTATCCCGTCACTGTCAAATGCCACATTTCTCAAAGGTATGTGATTTTTTTCAAGAAACTTATTTACAAGATTTATTGCAGCCATGCTCCCGACCTTTTTGTATATCTCAAGGTCAAACAGGTGATTACCGTCAAATGCCCCTATAACAAAACCGTCACGTTGTAAGGCAACGTCTATTACGGCACGTAGGTTGCCGTCACGTTGCTCAGTATTTGTGAACATTGACTGTATATCCTCAATGCTTATCAGGGATATTGAATCATCTTCGTCACGCCATACCCCCTCAATATCCTTCTCTGTTTCTCTCTCTCCTCTTCCAGCAAGTCGCCCCAGATATTGAGGGTCAATTTTTACGAATATGCGATTTTCGTAATAGTTACCTTCGATAAACGTCAGTGAGTTTATAAGGTCAAACTTTGACCGCCCCATTACCTCAAGCCGCTTGTCCCATATCTTATCAATCTTTTCGGCGGCCTGTTGGTAAACCTCCTCTGGTGTATTACCCCAATAGATTTCCGTTATGTCGTTACCGTATTTATAAAAATAGCGCTTATGCCCATCACGCTCCCTTATTATCCTCCCCGTATCTGGGTTTATCCACCAAGACAGCATCTTGTATAGCCAGTGGCTTTCCCCAACTGGGTTACATGATGCAATAAACTTATTTGGTATTCCGTATGAGTTACGATTTGCTGCGAGAAGCGTAAAAAACGTCTCAGATGTAACCTGTGGCAACTCGTCAATTATTATGGTGGGTATCTCGACACCCCTAAAGCGTCTGTCTATCTGCTCCTCGTCATGAAGATGCTCGAATTTTGCAGAAGCACCACTTGGGAATGTCCACATCATGCTTGATTCCGTTATTCTTGCTATTTGTGAGTAAATCTTTTTTGAACTCTTGAATGTCCCTCTGCGCAAGTCCTCTTCTTCTTTACGAAACGCATGTATGGTGTAGTTTGGGTTCTCTATATACCTCATTGCAGCCAACAGCATCCCTATCGTCTTTCCACCGCCACGCCTTCCACCGATTATTAATATCCCGGCATCAGAGGCACAAACACGCTCCTGAAATCCATCCTGCGGGCATACATTATAGAGTATTTCTCCTTCTCGCAGCCTCTCATTCTCTTCCCTGACCCTCGCCACGTACTCACGAGAGTACACCCTCATTCCATGAGCCGCAAATACGGGATCATATATCTGTTCTGTTTTACTCATAAGCGCTACAAATATACAAAATTAAAATAAAATGTTTATATTATAGCCTAATTATCAATAATGTAGCAGTTATACACTCTGATTATCAATGTTTAAGGCAAATATAATATAACAAAGTTGTTACATTATAAAAATTATTACTATATTTGTGCGACTAAACAATAAATTATTTTTTATGAAAACCAAAATCTACGAAAAGCTAAAAACCGAATATTCCCCTTTGGGGTTTAGCGACACGGCCTTTAACGAACTTGCGGACAAACTTGCCGCATCGGGAATGGTAAAAGATGACAACATTGATGACGTTGTTAAGAGTGCGGGGCTTTACCTTGCGCCATTACAGAGTGAAATAGACCGCAGAGTTGGCTCTGTTTCCTCGAAATCCCAAAAAGAACTCAACTCCATTGCGAAATCTCTGGGCTGGGAAAGTTGGGATGAGATGTCCAAGAGCGCAAAGAAAGAAACGCAACCCAAGACAACGCCAGAGCTGAGAAGCCCTGAATTTCCAGATGAAATCAAGCAGAAGCTTGAGGAAATAGAAAGGAAGTACAGGGAAATCAGCGCAAGAGAAGCCGAAAAACAGGCAAAAGAGGCAGCTGCCAAATTCTCCGCAGACGTTAAGAGCGGTCTGTTGAAAAAGGAGGTTGGATGTGCTGATGATTTGGTTCTCAGGCTTGTGCTACATAATGTAGATAACACCAAGACTGTTGAAGAAAATGTAGCCATGCTAAAAGAAATGTATGACAAAGAATCGTCAGCCGCAACGGAAGCGGGGTATTATATCCCACAATCCAAGCCAATCACCGTACAGCCAATAGACAAGGAAAAACGTGATGCGGAGGAAAAGGAGTTTGCCGAAAGTATGAAAAATTCAATTAAACAGATTTAATTATGAAGATTTGGAACTCTTTTACAACTACTACGCAATCAGTTGGCGGAACACTGCCTCTGCTTGCGGCTCCCTGTTCTAAAAGGATGCACGGGGCAGTTGTGTCCAATGACCTCGCCATAGGTGAGCGCATTGCTGGCGGAACTCCCATGTATTTTAATATTGCGGACAGGACTGTGAAGTTCTTAAAGGCATGGAAGGTTAAGACGGCTACGGCAGATGCCCAAGCTGGAACGACTGACATTGTGCTTGTTAAGAACCACATATCTCCCGTATTGAAAGCGGGAATGGTTATTATGGCTATGCCAGAAGCAATCGCGGGGACAGGAAAGGCTGTTGTCTGCGGTACTGTTACCGAAGCCGAATACACCTACACTATCACTGTCACAACCAATGATTTTGATAAGGTTAAAGCGGGTGATTACATTGTAGAATCGTCTTCCGCAACCGCTGGCCCTACTAAAACCATCTACTGTCAGCCGAACAGTATTTCAATAGAAGATACTGTCGGTGGTGATGTCACACTTGTTGATATACCTCGTGGTGTTCTGTACATGTACAAAAACACTATTCCTGATTGCCCTGACGCAGTAATCACCAACATTCAGAATGGAGGTGACGTACACATTGTGTGGGAAATGTTTAACGAAATAACATCTTAAGGAGGGCAAAAATATGTTACAAGGAATACAAGATAAAGGTTTTTATGACCTGATTAATGGTGCGTTAAACTTGAAGGGATACTCAAATATCCGTGAGTTTTTTGAAGCAGCACCCCGTAATTGGTATGACACCGAGAATTACAGGAAAACGTGGGCTGTTGAGCCGTATGCCAATCCCACAAGGGATTTCAAGCAGTACATTGGCGAAATTGAGATACCCGTAATGGCTACATACTTGGCAGATGACGCCGAAACTCCGCTTATCTCGAATCAGGGCTTCAAAGTCCAAACATCCAGCATCCCCCGTATGGGGCTTGGCTACCTGTTTGGAGCAAAAGCTTATGATGATGCAAGAAACGCAGAAGCTCTCTTGCAGGGCGAAATTTTTGGCAGAATATTTGATGCATGGCGCAAGGATGTATACTCCTTAATTAAGGGTATTCACTCTCAGCGCTCATTCACGGCAGCTCAAGTTGAATCTCTGGGGTATTACAAAACTACACGTTTGAACAACAATGGTGGTATTGAAAATCTCCAAATTAGCTTTAGTGTTCCCACAGCCAACAAGAAAAAAGCTGGTGGATATGCCGTAGCTGGATATTCTCATGGGACAAAGTATGTATGGAGCCACGACAGTGCAAGCCCCGTTGGGGACTTGAAGGACATGTTCCATTTTGCGTGGGTGAACAATATCTTATCCGCCGTACCCGCAAACTCGGTATTTAGGATGAGTGTTGCCGCCTATGAAGTGCTGAAAAACCACATTGACACAAAGAAACGTGTCCTTGTTTGGAAAACAGGGGGTCTTTTGGAAACCACAAACTATGCAAGTGTTGAGGTTACTGATGATGACTTGGCAAACTATCTTCGTGGTATAGGGCTTCCCCCTATCCAGAAGGATGAATACTATGGATTTACTGAATACATAGATGCAAACAAAGAGCTGAAGCGCAAAGAACTTGCTGCTTTTGACGCAAACACTGTTGTTTTGCGCCCCGTAGGAAACGTGGGCTCATTCCAGTGGTCAAGGGTTTCAAATATTTTTGCTTCTTCCATTGCTCCTGTATACTATGCAGACGGTGGAACCATCGCTGTGCAGGAAGACGTGTTCTCCCGTGAAAATGCCAAGAAATTCTCGGCAACTTCACTGTGCGTTCCCGTGCCTTACGCAGTGAATAAGATGCTGTACTTATCCATTAACGAGGCAGCAGACTAATCATGGTTACAGTAGTCCAATATATGAAGGGTATTATCGGGGTTAACATCCCCGATGATACCATTTCTGTTATACTTGACAACAGGGGTATATTGGAGAGCAAGACCATTAGTGCTTTGACTGTCGAACAGAAAGACCTTCTTAGGGCTGATATTTATTCATATTGCACCACGATTCCATCAACGTCTGGCGTTGTAGACGATTCAGACGGGGACTGGAGACATCGTGAGGGCGGTATTCAATTATCAGAACAGGATAAAAGGAGGATGGAGCGGATTGCAAATGCCATTTATCGGAAATATGGGGAAACCGTGATGGCATCATCATCAATACGTATAGTAAGGTTATAGACATGGAAAATCCAAGATACCCACACCAGATAAAGATAACAAGGGAAAAAGCCACCAGTCAGTTTGATGATGACAGTGACACTCCCGATGAAGTCTACAATGGAGAAGGCAGGTGTTTCAAAACAATACGCTCCTATGCATCTTCTGGTGTAGTTATGTCAGACTTTACAGTTTCCATTCCAACGAATGAACTGGTCTTTATGATAGGCGACATTGTTGAGGCGACAATCCCCTCGAACGGGGATGTCATACGTGGAAAGATTAATTCCAGACCAGTAACCACCAATTTTGGTACACACCTTTATTTTAACAATACTGGCAAATGAAAAGGATGTCAAATGATGCCGTTTTTTATGCTGCAAAAAGGAAGATTTGGGATTTGGTATGGCCAAACCTATATGAAGCCCTTGTGTCACTTGCATATGAACTGATTCAAAGTGCTGAATTTGAGAAAGAGTATATGAACCTTACTGGGAACACACTTACATCCTATGCCGTTGGGATATATAAAGATGGAGCCTTAATTGAGATAATCCAAAACTCAAACCTCAGGCCGCCTGTACGTGTGAAGCTTACTCGTGGGGAGGCATGGGTGGACTTCCGTGACTATGATGGCAACTTTAGAAAAAAGTTTGTCGGGATAGTTAAAACTGACAGAGGATGGGGTGATGATACGTCAATACAATTTTTGACAAGTTACGACCCGCCATTTAGAAGTTCAAAAACGGGGATTGTGATGTGTACTGGAACAGAATATTCGGAGTTTTTGGAGATGCAAGGCGCTAACGTGCTGACCGCTACGAAAAAAGAATTTGAGGCATTTGGAGAATCCATGCTTATTAGAAACCTTAGACCTATAAAATAATATGGGAGCAGGAAATTATGATATAAAAGACATCTTAAAATTCCTTGTTGAGCTTTTTACTGGGATAGGCGATATGATTGTTACCACAGAGGCCTTATCCACAATTAGCGAAGATGTAGGAAAATATGTCGTAATATCATTGCCAGCAAGGGTGTATGATATGGGTGGATATGGGATGACGACTGCAATGATTTCACTTTGGGCGAGGGCTAAGAGTTTTACTTCTGGCTCGTCAACATTTAGTGGAGAAGATGTTTCCACATTGTCAACAATGCAGGAATCCGCTTACGCCAAGATACCGAGTAGAAGTGACAAGTATCATATAGCGAATCCGATAGTTTTTGCTGGTGGTCAGAAAAATGGCTTCTACGTATGGCACATACAGTGCGATTTAATAATACATTAATAAAAATTTACGATTATGGCAATGAAAACAGTTTCAGAATTGACTATGGCGTTTATGGGTGTATCTACTTTGCGTTACAAGAAAACAAGCGCAAAGTTGATTGCTGCGCAGGAATGGGACTATGAGTTCCCTGTTCTGCGTGATTCCGTAAACTTCACACAGGGCGAGATTTCAAGGAATCAAGCCTTTATTCACGGCAGCTCCAGAGCTTATGCCACCGCTGCTGGCGAACCCGCATCCACTACCCTTACCTTCTTTGTTCCCTCAATCAATGCCGATGTGCAGACAGCATTTGGAAATACTGCAAGTGGAACTCCTGCAACACTTTCGGATGGGACTGGATATTGGAAGCCCGTTGGGTCAGGTGTAAATCTTACCGAGAAACAACTCTCTGGTATGGCTATGCTTATCTCGCAAGACAAAAAATATGCTCTTGTTATTAAGAATTTGGAAGGGTATGCTTCCGTACAGTTTGATGCTCCGTCTACAAAACCTCTTGGCTACAACGTCTCTTTTGACGTGTCTGGCATTACTAAGGGTGATACAGACGGTGATGTTGTATTGTATGAATACAGCACCACTTCCTAAACACAACAATCTATTGGTGGGGGCTTGGGGCTTATCCCTTGCCCCTAATCCAATAGTGTAAAAGGAAAAATATGGATAATCCAGACAGGGGAACACGGCAAGAATTGAATAGTATACGCAATAACTCCTATGACATAATCCAGATTCCGGGAACCAAAGATAAAATAAAGATAGGGTGGATAAAATTCGGGACAGAGCGTAAGGTCTCCGATATTCTAAACTCAGGGAAAACTGGAATAAAATACGAGGAGCGTATTCTACACAAGGCTGCTGCCGCAATAGTGCTTAATAGTTACTGGAAAATACGGCTATTTTGGTGGGTGTTGTGGCGTTGGTATTTTTTTGTTAAAGAATATGACCATGCGCAATTATTGACCATTATAGAAGCGGGTAAAAAAAAAGTTCTGCTTATGCAATACTACATGGCTATGGCGTCACTGAAACAATTAGACGATTGCTTGAAAAGAACAAATCGTCAGGAAGCAGAACTTATCCTCCAACAACAAGCATCGGGGAAGAAGGAGTAATATCAAAAGAATTTCCATATTTATTTCTGCCACGCACATTCTTATTCGGTCTTATAAGAGTTGAGAAATGGGGCTTTTACTGGGGTCATACAAAGGCGTACATAGAATTACTCAACGTAGACACGACAATGAATGAGTACGACAACGACAACTCAACCAACGGGAATAGCAAGACGAAAGTTACTGCGGACAGTGTAGCAGAAACATTACGGATTTGGGAGCAATCTCACAAGTCCGACAAAAAGGAATAAAATGGCAGATATAGGAACTCTTTGGTTTAATATGGAATTTACGGGGAACTGGCAACAAGACCTCGATAAAATGGCAGCTCAATTCAAAAAGTTACAGAAGGAAATTGAGGAGGGGCAGAAGAAGGTGAATGAGCGTGCCAGCATGACAAATGCCTATAAGACATTACTCCGGGAGCAACAGAAAATAGAACAACAAGTACGGCGAACAGCAAGTCTCCAAAAAGGCGAATACGTCAAGAGTATTGACATGGGGACTATGGCTACTAAGACGCAGCTTGAGGCTTGGCAGCGTCTTGGTGCTGAGATGGAGCGCCTAAAACAACTTGCTGCAAGCAAGGGAAAGACAATAGGCGTAGACAACAGCGAACTTTCGAAGGCGAGAGACCTAACAAACGAAATTCGCCAACAGCAGAGCATAGAGAGGGAAATAGAAGCAGCCAATCGAAAAACTGTGAGCGCAAAGAAACAGGCACTTACCGTATCACATAGCCAATCAAGGGTTCTCCGTGATTTACATTCGATGGCATTGTCTTACGCCTCTGTATTTGGAGCCACCCGTCTATTAAAGTCGCTATATAAGATAACAGGCGAATTCGAGATGCAGAAAGTCGCTATGGGTGCTATCTTGAATGATGTTGAGGCTGCCGATAAATTATTCAGACAACTACAAGACCTTGCCGTAAAGTCTCCGTTCCAGTTTATGGACTTGGCCGCATATTCCAAACAGTTATCAGCCTTTTCAATACCCACGAAAGAGCTATATGACACAACGAAAATGCTTGCTGACGTATCGGCGGGTCTTGGCGTTAGTATGGAAAGGCTTATACTTGCCTATGGCCAAATAAGGGCCGCAGCCGTACTTAGAGGTCAGGAAATCAGGCAGTTGACCGAGGCCGGGATTCCAGTTTTGTTTGAATTACAGAAGCAATTTGAGAAATTGGGATATGCGGGCATTACTGTTGCCGACATATTTGACAAGATATCTGCACGTTTAGTCCCATTTGAGATGATAAAGGAGATGTTTGAGGGGATGACAAGAGAGGGTGGAAAATTCTATCAAATGCAGGAGATACAGGCGCAGACATTGAAGGGTAAAATATCCAACTTGAAAGATGCTTACCAAATTGCAATGTATGAAATAGGAGAAGCCAATTCGGGAGTCCTAAAGGGAAGCATTGACCTGATACGTAAGTTAATTGATAGTTACGATAAGGTTGGGAACGTGCTTGGTGTTTTAATTAAAACATACGGAGTATACAGGGGTGCTGTGATAGCGTTGAGGGTTAGCGATTTGGTTATGCAATATGGGTCATTGGCGAATGTTATAAGGCAATCGGCAACCGCACAACAGTTTCTAAACAAAACAATGCTAAATAACCCATACGTTTTGGCAATAGCTGGAATAGCTGCAATCATTTCAATATTACGTGCATTAAACAAGGAAACCCGTGAATTTAATAACAACCTCAATGATATAATGAGTCGTGAGAAGGCCTCATCGCAAAAATTAGTTGATGGTCTTTTGGACATAAAGGAAAAACTGGAGGAGGGCACACGGGGCACTCAGAAATATAAGGATGCGGTAGATGAGTTAAATAGAGTATATGGTGAATACTTGCCATCACTTGCGACAGAGGCAAATGCCTTGGATTTGGTTCGTGGTAGACAGGATGAAATCACAAATGCAATATATAGAACGGCAAGGGCAAGGGCGGAGGAAAAGGCTGTTGCTGACGCATACGAAAGGTTTAGCAATGAAAAAGAGACGGCGAATCTCATAAAGGACATAAAGCAATATATACCACGTAAACAGGGCGGTGAGATAGTTTCGGAAAGAGAGGTCGAGAAGCAAGTGCAAGACTTGGTGAGGCTATATGCAGCTGAGATAAAAAAACAAACAGGCAAATTTTCGGCAAAAGCGTTGTTTAATAAGGTTTTTAAGGAATATTATCAAACAGGTAAAAGGTTCTTTCCGGGTGAAGGCAGAGGGGATTGGTTTTGGGACTGGCTTATGAAGGGAACAACGGCTAACCACGCCCTGATGCAATTTACCAATAATGTAACGGGTCTAATGAACGCACTTAATCAAATAAGTGTTGCTGGTGACATTATGGCTGGTGGTATAGGCGCAAGCAATGTGGAGATAAGGAAAATGCTTGAGTCTGTTGATTTGTGGGAGGCAAATGAGTTGGCACTTCTTGAGGACAGCCTAAAAGCAGGAAAAATAACCGTTGAGGAATACAGTGCCGAAGTAGAAAAATTGGCCAATGTAAAACTTGACAAACTCCGTGACGGGTACTTAGAACTTGGAATGGCTGAAAAGGCAGCCGAAGTGGGGATTAAGTCATTGACCGAGAGAACAGCCTTATGGAAAGAGATGGCAGAGGGGATTATGCGTGGTGATGATGCGCTACTTGCCATAATGCCATTACAGTCTGGAGACTCGGAAGATAGAGACACCTATTTCAAGAGGGTTGAAGACGAATACTCTAAAGCAGAAGAAACTATAAAGAGGTATTCTAATACCATAGACGAAAATGCACAAATAGAGGTTGCCGCAGCAAAAAGACGCATTGATGCAATTAAGGAATACTTCACCAAATATGGGTATTACTCAGAAACAGTCTTTGGCAAAAAGAACGGTGTAGAAAATACCGATGATGACGATGAGAAGACTGAAAAGAAAATCAAAAACCTTGAGAAAGAAGCGGACTTTATTAAGAAGCTTGCTGATGCTTATAGTAATCTATTGGGGATGGTTGATGAAGCAACCGCAAAAGACATACTTCAAACGCTGTTTCCAGATAGGGATGTTACAACTGATTTTAACAGCCAATTAACCGCCATAATAAATCAATTAAAAGAAATAGGCGGAGAAAAGGCACTTGATGCTGCTGAAAAAATCGCATTAATATTCTCTGAAGATAGAATAAAAGCGGCTATGGAAATGGGCAAGGCTTTTAAGAACTTTAGTGAAATTATTAATGAATGGGAAGATGAAAACTTTGACCTTTTTGGAACAGGAACATTGTTTGACGTTTCAAAGATTGTTTCCGACTTTGAAAATGCCATAGTAAAATTAAACGATAAGCAGAAAAACGCCATAGATGAACTTAAAAATAAGAGGCTTGATGCAAATAGTGACGAGTATAGGCGTAGCATAGAGAAGATAAACTCTTTATACGATGCTGAGAAAAATGCAATACGGGCAATACATCAGGAGCGTATAAACAAACTCGCAGATGCTTTTGTTGCTGATTCTCTTGAAAAGAGCGGGTATAAGGATGCGATACAGAACATCACAAACCTTACGGTTAAACAAATAAGATACCTTCAGGACAAGATTGGCGAACTCTCTGAGGTTGAGGTTCTTAAACTTGAACAGGACACACTTGATAGGTTAAGTAAGGCCAAGTTGATATTAGAGGATATGTCAATGGAGGATTTGAGTGATTTTTTAGGTAGTGATATTGGCCAGCCCATTGATGAAACGCAGAAAAAGGTACTTGAACTTATAGTTAAACTCAAGGAAAGTGGAATTTCGATGGGGGAATTTGCCGCTGCCGTAAAGATGGCGTTTGAGGGCAAGTCCATTGATATGAAGTTTGAGGAGATAAAGAAAAACGCAAAACAGATAGACGATATTGCAAAATCGGTCTCATCTTCTTTTTCTTCTATTGCGGAACTTATTGGGCTTGACAGCGAGTTTGCTGGGCCGATAAAAGACATTGTTGATGCGACTGGAGACTTGGTAAAGAATATCTATGAGCTTGCTGCAAATAGCAGTGTTTGGGATGACGTAGGCGAAGGTGCTGAGGCCGCTGGGAAAGCAATGAACGAAGTCGCTGAAAACGCAAAAGACGCAATAGATTCAACTGGTGATACAGCCATATCAACTGGCAATGCTTATGCCGCAATAATTGGGGCAGTTCTTAAAATAGGTGTTGCGGTAATGAATATCGCAAACGCAGTTAAGAGGCAGCGTATTGAGGAGAAGGTAATTGCGGTAAATACCGAACTAAGGAGACTTAACAATACGCTTGATTTGATTGATAGAAGAGAGGGGCTTGGTGATGGGTGGTTTACGGATGACGCATTTCAGGATGTGAAAAACTACAATCACCAGATAAATGAACTCATAAAATCTCTGCGTAGCCTAAAAGGGGAATTTAATAAAATAAGCAAAAAAGGCTCTTTGTACGCTGGAGGGGCAACTGTGTTAGATGCCCTGAGTGGCTGGGATATGGGAGACTACGAGGATGCAAAAAAGAGGGGGTATAAAGACGCCGCTTCTGAAAGTGTGGCAAAATTGCGGAACATGGTAATAGGTGTTAGTGACCTTATGTTTGAATTACAGCACCATATAAACGCCATTAATTTTGATGATATAGATTTGGACAAACTCATAAGTTACCGCAAGGCACTTGATGAGTTAAATTTTGCGGATGACGAGGCAGACTATGAGGCAATGCGTGATTCAATGATAGAGCAAATAGACCTTATTGAGGCTGCGTTAAGTAATTTCAAGGATTCCATTAGGAAGATTGTTGGCGAAATATCTGAAGATATGCGCACCACGTTTAATGAGACTTGGAAGAATACAGAGAAAAACGGAAAGGCCGCATTTGGGGAAATTGCTGATACGATAAAAAGCGAGGTTGGTGGTGTTCTTGGCGAGATGGCCTCAAGCCAGATGTGGAACGCCATTATGAAGCCATATTTTGATAAGTTGGGGGCTGGACTTGGTGAGTTGATTCTGAACGATGGGAGTCAGGCTGATATGATAAAACTTATGGATGAATTTTGGGCTGGGGCAACAAATGGCATGTTGGATTACCAAAATGCATGGGAGGATTTTGTTGAGGCATCTAAAAGGTCTGAGTGGAATGTTTTTGAGGATGCTCTTGAACTACCCGAAGATTCAATCACGCAAATGCGTGAGAAAATATCCAGATTAAAGAGCGAGTACGAGAATATGTCTGAAGAGGAACGTGGGGGCGATTATGGCGGGAGTGCGTTGTTGCAAAAAATAAAAGAACTTGAAAAGGCGTTAGCAAAAGTTGAAGATGCAGCCGCAGCAGCCGAAGCAAACATAAACAAACTGCTTGAGGGAACAACTGACAGAAGAAAGCAGATTGAAGTGCTACTGTCATACGCAAGGGGCGTTAAAGACCAGAAAGAGAGAGAAATAGCATTGCAGAAACGACAAAACCTCTTGGCGGAAGAATATGCCGACCTTTATTCTCAATATGTTCCAGAGGCACAGGCCTACGAAGACGAGTTGGCCAAGATGAATGAGGACATTGAGTGGGCAAAAGAAAACGGCTATGGAGAACTTGCAAAATGGATAAAAGAGGCTTTTGATACAAAGGTGCTGAAAAAATGGAGAACGGAGTTTGAGAAATCCCTTGAGGGTCTTGACACTAAGGGCACATTAGCCGCATACGATGAGGCAATAGCGGAAAAGCAGAAAGAATTGAACGAAATACCTAAAACCGCAGAGAATGGTAAGAGAATAGAAGAGTTAGTAGCAGAGATAAGAAAACTGAAGAAAGGAAGAGCAGATTACCTTGCTGGAGTAAAAGATGACTGGCGGCAGATGTACATAACGGATGAGGAAAAGTATCTTGACAGGGTAAAAGAATTTCAGAATGCCATCGGGGAGGCTGTTTCAGTTCATGATTATGAGGCAGCAAAAAGGCTTGAACAGGCATTAAACAATTTCAAACTTGATCATTGGAAGAGTAATGTCGGGGATGTTCTTGACGATATTGAGTCAATACCAGAGAAATTATCGTACATAGACGAACAAATAGCTGGATTAGACCCCGTAAAAGATGCTGCAAAGATATTGCATTTAGAGGAATTGCGTGCTGACTTGCTGGATGAGATGAACCAGAAGTATGAGACTGAGGAGGAGGCTCACGCAAGGAAGATAAAGGCTCTGGAGGCGGAGCTTGCTTACTATGAGAAAATAGGGGATGAAGTACATGCGAGGGTTGTGGCAGAAGAGATTGCTGAGGAGGTGTCGGCGGAAAACGCAAGGATACTTGGCAAACAATTTGAAAAGGAGTTTGCTGACTTGGACAACATGGCTTCCATGACCACCATAAAGATGCTTGAGGAATGGAAGGACATGATTGAACAGCGTGAAGACCTGAGCGAAAAGGATAAGGAGAAGTTAATTGGTATGGCAAATGACGCCATAGACACCATAGTCAACAATGTCGAAGATAAATTCCAAAAGGTTTCTACAATCATTTCTGATATTAGTGGTCTTCTAACTGCGATAGGTGCTGACTCTGGATTTATAGAAGTTATAAACGGTATAGGCTCTGCGGTTGGGGAATTGGGGAGCGTGGTAACATCTCTGATGTATGGTAACATATTTGGCACTATTAGCGGTCTTATAAGATTAATGACGAGCATTGTAACAATCTTCAAACAAGCAGAATCACGCAGAATGGAAGAGATGTTGAGCGGGATTGCCTTAGAGGTGGAAAACCTTGAGAGGGCGGCGTCAAGGGCCTTTGGCGCTAATGCCACCGCAATGAACCTTCAACTTATCAGACAATATGAACACGCCATAGCGCTTGCACGTCAGCAGGTACTTAAAATGGAAGATGCGAAGAATCCTGACAGGGAACAAATTGCCAACATAAAAGCCCAGATAAAAGGGTGGGAAGATGCCATTTATAGTTTGAAAGAAACCATGAGCCAAGACTTCTTCCAAGATGACTTCAAGAGTCTTTCAGACACGTTAATAGGTGTTGTGGCGCAGTATAAGGACAACTTGACGGAAATGACACGCCAGTTAAACCTGACGGTTGATGAGATGATAAAGAACCTTATACACAATTACATGAGCGTGAAATTCCTACAAGACCCCCTCAATAGAATGATGGAGGACATATTTTCTACCTATACGGGTAGTGGAACATTTGATATACCCATAGACAAGTTGAACAACCTTAGAAATTGGATTGCGACAACCGTGCCAGAACTGGCTGAGGTGATGAACGATTTATACGAAAGCCTCAACATAAGCGACATGAACTTTGAGGGAACCGCAAATGCCATAAAAAGCATCACGGAATCTCAGGCGAACAGTCTGATTGGGTATATGCAGAATGTTATGCAGGGCGTACACAGAGGGAATAACATTAGTGAGTCTATGTTGGAGTATATGAGGACTTCCGCAGCAAATAATGCAAATTATTTATTAAGTTTTGCTATATTAGCGCAAAATGTACAGAGGATTGCCAATAATACTGATGCACTTGCGCCAATAAGAAGTGATATTAGGGATATAAGGGATAATTTACGTATTAACCGAGCAAGTTTATGACAAAAGAATATAAGATAAACGGGAAACTCTTTAGTTGCTATGGTGTGGAGGTCGCCTCTGTTACTGGACTTTTTGAAGACCTGCCATTAAAAGAGCGTATTCAGGAGAACTACATAGGGCAGCACGGTGTCTTGATTGACCGTACTGCCATGTTGTATGACAAGCGTGAAATACGTCTTGCGATAAGGGTATATAATGAAATAATCTCGGCTGAGAAGAAATATGCCACATTCAGGTCGCTTTTTAATTCGTCAGTTCCATTACGCTTGTCGGCTCAATTTGGCTATGATGTTTATGTGTACGATGTGGACTGGGGCGGTGAGTCTGAGCGTGTATATTTTGAAAACAATCGTGGCTTTATTGTAACCATATTGCTTATTGAAACAGCCCCGGTAAAGTGTGTATACTCTGTAACAGGAGCAGCATCATTCACTCTTGCAGCAAAGGCTGGCGTTACCCTGCAACCACAAGTATTGGTCTCTTGGGGTGACGGTACGTTTACAACAAGTCGTAATGGGGCTGTTACCAAAACTTATACGGATGGATATACTGAACACAAGGTTATACTTTCTGGAAGGATGCACGAGGTGGCCATTACGACAAACCATACGAAATTATACGAAGTAACAAGTTAGTGATATGTTGGTGGATTTTATTTTACATAAGGCAAATGGCACGGATACGGTAGAATTGAACAAGTCTATTGACGGCTATTCTGTTGTAATTAATCCAAAGCTCCATGACGTATACAATCAGGTGTCATACGTTGAATTTGATGTTGCAATGTCTATGGACAATTACATAGAGATTGGAGATTGGATAGAAGTTGATGGTAAAAAATATTACAGCCTGACAAATTTTGCGAGCTTCAATGCTCGTATAGCAAAAGGCGGAACTTACAATGTAAGGTTTTATTCTCCCGAACAATGGTTATATAAGGCGAATATGTATGCCACAAACGAGATTTACTCTGGTGGCGTCTATTCTTGGGAGAGAGTGGATAATACGATTGTTACAGTTGGGAATTTGGAGAGTTTCGGCAGATGGCTTTGCTGGAACACAAATGCCCAGCAAAACACACGTATGTTCAAGCTCGGCAATGTGCCTACTGGTATGAATGAACAATATGAGGTGCTTGACTTCAATCCTGCCAACTGCCTTTCCGCCCTGTATTCTATCTGCAAGACATACAAAGTACGCTATGAAGTCGTGCCAAACACCGAGGCTTCTCCAGACAGCCAATATATAATCAACTTCTATGATACAGATGAAGTCTTCCCAGTAACATTCAAATATGAGGAGGAGAATGGGCTTTACAAGCTTGAATTGACAGGGTGTGACGAAGAGGTATATACCCAATTTGAGATTGCTGGGAGTACGGAAAATATCCCATCATTTTACCGTGACACAAGGCTGCGGCTGAGCGAATCAATTTCAGCCTTATCAATTCTTGACTATCCAGACCTTTACGACAAATGGGGTAGGAGCATAAAGATATTAACATACGAAAACATAAAACCCACACGCACAGGAACAGTAACGGATATTGTGGTGGATGATATTTATTCATTCATTGACAGCTCCCTTATTGGTGCTACGTGGTCTCCTGTCGGTGGAACTATACAGGTTGTAGAGGGGCCGCTTATGGGCTTTTCTTTTGAGTGTGACTATTTCAACTCCACCAATGGTCGTGTCCACATAAAGCCAATGACCGAATCAAATGGCATGGAGCTGCCATCTGCCGACTTGTCTTATTACAGATTCACTGCTGGGGCCACCCCAACACGTTATAATGTTGTAGGAATAGCCCTGCCAAATGAGTATATAGAGGATGCTGAGGCAAGGTTGCTGGCTGCGGCAATGAATGACACTTCTTACTATTCAGACATAAGGGCATCTTACTCTCTCGCAATCTCAGGAACACTTCTTGAGGAAGGGGAGTATGAGATAAATGCAGGAGTCCTTGTACCTATCCAGCATTTAGGGATAGGACTTGACAGGTCTGTCAGGGTACAGTCAATTACATACGACCTATCAAAGCCCAAGTATTACGACATAGAAGAAATACAACTCTCAGACTTTCGTCAAGAGGGATTGATGGATATGGTAACTGAGGGGGTGCGTAAGAGTGTGGCAACGTTGAAGGATGTCGGATATACG